CTGAGAGTTACCAGACGCTGCCTTTAGAAGTGAAGTAATGTTAGCCATGTTTCAATCCTCCCTTATGCCAAGTGATACTTAGCGTTCACAAGAGCTTCTGGACGAAGGATCTTGCGACCATATAGATGCATACCCCGAACAATGTCAGCGAATGAATCTGGATCACGATATGTTTCAGTTTTGTTGATCTGCTCTGCAGTTGCAACGGCTGAATCGTGTCCTGCAACAATCATGCCATAGTTAGTAGATGAGTTCGTTCCTGTGAAGGAAGGACCAGTACCTACTGATGGCAAATTGTTTGAGGTGTATACACGGAAACCATGAATGTTTGTTCCGATTTGACCGTTCTGCAATCCAGAACCACCAAAGTCAGCATTAAACAAACGTGAGTCTTCGTCTTTCAACAACTCCATAAACACAGGATCTACTACCAACCAACGGCCTTGAGTATCTACATTCTGTTGATCCAACAGACGTGACATACGTGCAATAACTGTCAATGGAAAAGTATCACCAACGGCAGGAGTTGAGTCAGTTGCTCCACCTGTACGTGGCTGCAATGCCAAAGCATCACCACCTGAACCACCGAAATCTGCAGCATCAATTTTCATTGAAGACAGTAGTTCGTCAGTACCTGCAGTAGATACAGCAACAGTACCGTTTACAGTTGAGTTTACTGTATTGGGCGTACCATGAATAGCAGCCTGTTTAAAGCCTGTCAAGTAGCCAAGTACATCTTGGTCAAACTGATCACCCAAACGGTAAGCAGCACGATCTGATGCAAGACTTTGGAAATTGACATGACTATGGGCTTCCTCAATATCGTCAACTTTAAAAGCAAAGTAGTTCGCTTTATCAATTGTCAATGAGAAATCTTCATCGTCAAGATCTTGTGGTGTAATAGTTGTACCACGCTCATATGCTTTAACAGTGATCTCAGGTTCTTTAATAATTTTAACTGAGTCACCCATTGCAGCAATTTCTCCGAAATAATCAGAGTTGGTGATTGCTTCACAGACAGATGCTTTGCGGAAAGCAAGTTGCACCTGTTTGCTATAAATTACTGGTGAGAAGTTACCATTAGGTAAATTGCCGTAACCAGCAGCGGATGTAAATGCCATTTTAATTTCTCCTAGCATTAAATCACAGATGCAAACGACTAATGACTTATACAGAGGCTAATACTACTAGGGTGCGCTATATAGAAAGTTGGCCTACCTTCTAGTGTAACGGGCCATGAGACATTAGGTTGTCCGAAAGCTTAATTGTGTTTGCGGATAGTTTAGTTAATTAGCAGTATGGGTAACTGTAGTTAATACCTAACAGGGCCATACTACCGATTGTACATATAGTTATATCATAAATATATTATATGTCAATAGCTTTATCTGGCAGAACCAGACATATCGTAAACAAATTTACCAGTACGAATAGATTCCATAATAGCATCAGACATTTTTTCATACTGTTGTGGTGACATCTTAGCTACCTGAGATTCTTTAAATGTTGTAGATGTATCACTATCTTCAGGTTGACTACGACTATTACGACTATTTACTGAACGTGCAGCATCTTTATTATCTGCAGGTTTTTTAGTTTTAATATTACGATCTGATTTATATAGATCAATAGCACGTGCGGCTGAACGAGCGTCATTATCATTTTCGTATAATGCGTCTTGTACCCACTTAGGTTGTTCATCTGCCCACTGATGAAAATCATCACTATCACGAATATCGCCAAAGTCAGGATGGGCTTTCATAAGTTCAGCTTCAGCTTTTTCACGTGAGGCTGTAGCTCTCATTTCATCAATTTCTTTTACACGATCTTCTAATCCTGCAGCTTGCTCACGTGCCTTTTTAATTGCAATAGTTTCTACAATGGCTGCTACGTCAGGATACTGTGTTGCCCACGCTTCAATGTCATCATCTGACTTAGGTAGTTTAATTTCTTTTTGTGTTACGTCTTTTAGTTGGCCTTCAAGTTGTTTAAACTTTTCATCCCAAGACTTTTCTTTTTCTTGCATATGGCGGCGTAAATCACCATAACGTTTTTTAAAACTTTTTTCTTCTGCACCTACGGGTTCAGCTTCTTGTTTTTCTTCTTCTTTAGTTTCACCACGTTGTTCTGCAATAAGTTGTTCTAGTTCTTCTTCGTCTTTTTTTAATTTATCTTCATTACTATACTTACGATTAGCAAATGCAACTTTCTTTTCTGTTTGCATTTCTTCTGCCATAATATCATTAGCCATTTTAAGTTCCTTACTGGGGCCACCGTAGCCTAGTGTTGGTAGGGGGATGAGTAGCCAGCATATCTAGCAATTTAACGTGTTGCTAGTCCACGTTTTTTAACAGAAGATTGTTGCATGGGTTTTTGTTTTCCACCCTGTACAATGCTATTAATACCATCTGCTAATGCCTTTGTGACATCTTCACCTACAATTTTACCTAATGTTATTAACTCAGGTTTACCATATAAATTTTTTAAATGTTCTGTTTCTTCTGCCTCTAATGACATTAAACGAGCCATAACATTTTTTTTATACTCTTGATATTCTGTAAGTGGGGTTTTTGGTTTATTTAACATACTATGTCCTTTCAATATCTACAAGTTTACCCCGTAGTGCTTTCCATATACCAATTGTGTATGAGGGAATATAAAAAAATAATTTACCAACAATTGCCTGAATATTTTTCTTTTTGTAAACTGTAGCATAGTAGAATCCATTCGACAACCATTGAATTATTTTATTACTAACTCTAGGCGCAATAACGTTTTTACCAAAAGTTACATAACCGTTGCGCCATAGCTTAGTGTCTAATTTGCCTTCTGGTTTTGCATCTATGCACCATTTAATTAATTTTAATTTACGTGTATTTGACCAATAACCTTTACTTGATAATGCTGTAGCAACATAACAACTATAACCGCCACCAATACTAGAACTAGTACTAGATCCCCCACTATCACCACTACCTGAAGTACCCTCATTTGAACGAGCACTGTCACGTTCTTTTACAAGATCGTTTAATTTACTATTCCACCCACCTTTGTCTAACTCAGCATTAATTTCTTTTTGAATTTCTGATTCTGTACGACCTGAAGATGCAACATTTTTAGTTTTATCTGTGCTACTAGTTGTAGTAGTGGGTTTATCGTCTTTTTGTTTTTCTACTACTTTGTTTACTGCAGCTTGTGGATCTTTACCTGCAGCTTTTGCATTAGCTGCTGCAATACGTTGTTCTTTTTGTTGTTCCGATGTGGGCATTTTACCATTAATAGTTGTGTAGCCAGCACCCGCTACCATGTACCCTACATCACCATCAGCACGACTTGTTGTAGAAGTTGTTTTACTTCTTGTATCTTTTTCTTTTGCAGTTTCAGTTGTGTAGGATTTACCTTTGTATTCAAACGTACTAGTTCCAGATTTTTTTCCTGCTGCTTTTTCTGCTTCCCTTGCTGCGCTAAAGGCTTCATCAAATGAAACTTCAGCAATAGTAGAGGCTTTAGCAGCAAGAGGTGCTATATTTGTAGGAGTAAATCCCCTACCTAAAGTATCTTTTGTAGGATCAACATATGTTGCAGTAGCAGCGAGAGGTGCTATATTTGTAGGAGTAAATCCTCTATCTTCTCTACGCATTGTTAAATCTGGTATAGCAGTTCCCATCTGTTCTTGTAAAGTTGGAGTATAAGGAGTAACAGTATCGTAATCAGGTACTGCAGTTCCCATTTGCTGTTGTGCAGTTGGAGTATAAGGAGTAACAGTATCGTAATCAGGTACTGCAGTTCCCATTTGTCGTTGTGCAGTTGGGGTATAAGGATTAAATATATCATAATCACTAGAAGATTGCATAACATCATAAGCATTTGCTAGAGTAGCACCAACATCTCTAGTATTTAATCTGTTTTGTGCTTCAGGTGAAAGTTTACTAAATGCTACATCTAATGGGTTAGGTGTAGGTTTAAACGGTTTAATTGGTTCAGCTTGTATTTGTGTAACTGGTAACGTAGGAAAGTTTCTACCTGATATAGCAAGCTCTCTACCCGTAT